CAACATCTGGAGCTCCATAATATCTTTCTCCACCAAATGTTACGATGATGCTTTCAATTCTACCATTCAAAATGGAAGGATATGCAACAGCACCACTTCCAGATACTAGAGTGATGTTTGGTTCATAATTATATTGAGATCCAGTATTTGTGATACCAATCGAATTAATAGGACCTCTGCAAATTGGCTCTGCAGTTGCTCCAGAACCCCCGCCACCACTAATACTTACTGTGGGCAGACTTGTATATCCACTTCCAGCATTAGTTACCGTAATTCCAGTAACTGCACCGTTAGTAATTTGTGCCGTTGCAGATGCTTGTGTAGATGCTGGAGCACCACCACCAGTTAGAGAAACGATTGGTTGAGTGGTATATCCAGATCCACCATTTGTTACGTTAATACTGATGATTCTACCATCTACACTAACTGAGGCTTCTGCGCTAGTTCCTTCATATTGCCACTCTACAGTTCCCAGAATGACAGATCCACTAGTATGTGTAGGGTATACAACATCAGAAGTAATTCCTGTGTTTACGGCTTGATATCTGTTGCCGTTGTGCCTAACTCTAGTAAAAATTGCATAACTTCTTCCCAGGATATATTCTGGTTCAAATTCTACAAGAGGTGGATTGGTAATATCATACCCATCGCCACCAGTAATCTTTTCGATGGATTTTAGACCACCATACTTTTTAGTATCCTCAGACTTATATGAGAAGAATGGAACTCCATTGACACCAATACCAACTTGACCAACTGGTGTGGGAGTTTTTGTACTCTTAGTCAGTGGATTGAGTGGAATCCTCTTCAGATATCTCTGGTTACCTGGATCTAGATCTGTGGAAGCAAAAGGTCCAATTCTATATGATGGAATACCAGTCGATGCAATAATTGCATTGTCATCAGACTTGTATACATTTTGGATATCGGCAGTGGCAAGCGATACTACATTATTGATTGAAGTATCTGTACTAGTTCCAAATGCAAGATCTCTGGAGATGAAGAAAACCTTGTTTGTTATTCCACTTACGGGTGAAGCAGACAATAAAATCTCAAAAGTCTTACTATCTACAATACCAACAACCGAGAACGTATCATTGTAGATGTCTTCATCTGCGTTTAGAATTCTTACAGTATTATCTCTCTTAAATCTGTGATCTTCTTTGGTTGTGATCGTTGCAAGAACACTACCATTAGCATTTGGACTGGAAAGAGATGCAGAAACTCCAGTTACAATACTTCTTACGTTATATACGAAAGAATCCCAGATAGGATCAATACTATCAAATCCAGGTGCAGTTGGAGTAGTTACACTACTGCTTGGTAAGTAGTATCTACCGCCAGAGTTAATATTAACGCCTCTGGTGCCACCATAGACTTTCAGTACAATTTCAGATCCATCTACATTAGATTGACCATAAATTCTTGCAGCAGAGATAACTTCTTGACCTGCAATATGAGTTACATTGAGAGTATTCTCTCTTGCTCTAGTACAACCTAAAAATTGGTTTACTGTTTTTTCTGCATAGTTGATAATCTCGTCTTCAATACGAAATCTGCCGTTTTCTTCTGGCCAACCAATAGTAGAATCGACAGTGACGATATTTGCACTTAAACTGTCACTAAGATCTTCTGAAAGGACAGTTTTATATGGTGTTACAAACGTACCAATGGAATTATCGGTGTCTACGTCAATTTCGTAAATTCTGCCATTTTCAGTAAATGCTTCAACAACACCTTTTACATAAATTCGGGCAAATTGGATATTAGTATCAGTTGGGTCTGCTTCTTGATATAAAACCTGTCCAACTAACTCAGATGGGTTGCCAGAAATGGCAACTGCACGAATTACCTCTCTAGAAGTATAATATGCATCAGATGGTTTGAAAATTCTATCTCTTGGATAGGTTACTGCGGATTCTACTCCAAAGAGAGTTCTCAGTACAAATTGGAAAGAACGAGTAGATCCCTTGGATGCATAGAAATCTTTAATTCTCTTGATGATGGTGCTTTCAGTAACACCCTCAGTAAAATTCTTGGGATATGTTGCAAGATATTGCTCTTTGAACTTCCCAAGCATGTACAGTGGGAAGATGTTATTTAAATTGACTACAGTGGTGCCTAGAGCGTGCTCTGATGCCGTTGTTTCGGAGAAAATGAACTCAGATGCATCACCTACTGCTTTTACTGCATCAAACCCTCTAGAGCAGTTATTGAATAGTGTGCTATCTTTGCCGTTGTAGTAAATAATCTCATCATCGATTAAAAGCAAACCTTCCTTGGGAAAGTCCCTGGTGCTTTCAACGTCAATAGTGGTAGAAGTTGCAGTTAAGGTGGAGATCAGTTTTGTTTCAGTTACAAGATCCCCATAGTTGTCAATATTATAATACTCAGTCCAATTCTGGATAATATCAATAGGATAACCCTTCAGTTCCTGAGACTTATAGTAAGCCTTTACAAACTCAATGAAAGTAGGATAATCTTCCCTAATAAAGCTGGGCAACTGACCAGATATACTAGTAGAAATCTGTGATTTAGATTCTGGACTTACCTCAGAAGGAACTGGTGGTACAGTTACCTCCGTGGTCGGTGTAGTCCACTGACCAACTTTCCAGGAAGAATTTGCCATGCGCTTTTTTAACTATAGCTAGATTCTGGGACAACTCCAGTTCCAGAGACATTGGAACCGCTACTGATAGTATCTACTATGACACTAACAACTGTATTATCTATGCCCAATGTCAAATAGGTTTCTCTGAGAGAAACAAGGTCGTTTGATTGGGGGATTGCAGAAATTTGAAGTTGATTTTCTACATTAGATGTAGAAGAAATGATCAAATCATTAATTACAATTTCTCCAAGGGAATAATCAACATTTCCCCACTCACCGTCAATGTATTGGAATTCTCCAGTGCTCTTTACATAGTAAAGTCTGAGATTGCCCAAACCATCATCGTTCAAATAGTATGTATTTGTGGTATCACCAGCGATTTTAAATCCTGAACTGGAAACAGATGGAGAATCTGTCTGGGACTTAATTCTATTACCGTAGCAAATCTTATAGTTGACCCTAGCACCAAGTTCAATGAGAATATTCTTTCTCATTTTGATACGGGTAATGTTCGAGGTGATGGAAGCCTCACTGTCATCGATAATTTTCGATAATTTTGAGAATTTGAATTTTCCGCCAAATTTATTGAATTCGGATCCAGAATTCAGGGCATTGAGAGATGCAAATATGATATTTTTGATATCTACCTGATCTCTTCTTGTGTTATTTGGGTTAAAATACACAAAACTGGTCAAATCGATGTATACAACCGATGGATCGATGATTTTAGGTTGAACTGCAGCAACAGAATAGTCCCTAAGTTTCAATAAAAGGGAATTTTTTTCAGAAATCGACAATTTGTCGGCATTTCTTGGTTTGATTGCTAAGAAAACCTTTCCGTATTCTGGGGGATCTGCTTCTTCCCCGCCATAACACGCAATCGATTGAACGTTTGGGTAAATTTGTGGAATAATTGCTTCATAATCACGAGTGGAAACGGCTCTACCGAAAGCACTGTAAAATTTGGGCGCTCCAAATTTGATTGATTCCGTAGTTTCACGAGTTGCACCTCCATCAGGACGAGCTACGAGTGTAATAGTTATGCCAGATGTCACGGCATTGTTATCACTGTCTCTAATAGTAGCAATATTATCAAACGAAGAGAGACCATTTGGTCCAGATCCACTACTTGTGGTGTATTGGCAAGAAATTACATCTCCGTTTGTCAGTGCTTTTCCTACAACACCGTCACCAAAGAGAATTTCAGATCTTCCATACTCAGATTCTTCCAAGAAGAAGACTTTGGATTCCGAAGTGATCTTTGTAATGTCTGTGGCTTGCAAATATCTTTCAGTTGTAGTTCCAGAAGTAACTTCAACTCTCAGAGTTGTGGTATCTGCATTTTCATTTGTAAGGATAAAACGCTGTCTTTGGTTAATATCTCTTACAAAAGTATCTGTGAGGAAAATACCTTCGTACAATCTCAGACTGTTAAACGTAGCGATACCAGTTAAACTGTCTACGCTTGAGACTTGATCGGAAGAAACTGAGAAAACATAGTTAGTATTATCTAAACCATTGAAGTTTAGAACCAATCCTTTCTGGATTGTAATGGTTTTTGGATATGGAAATGTTGTTTGTACGGAAATATTTGTGTCCACATACGAAGAACGGGCGGAACGCGGGGTATAACCCAGCATTCTCGCCAGTTTTACGACATTTTCTCTTAGAATCGCTGTTTCTAAGAAACCTTCATTGACTGTGAGGTTCGCATTTACCGCAGAATAGTAAGTATTATACGCCAGAATGTCGATCAGAACCGACAAAGACGATCCTTCAAAGTCATAATCAGAAAATTGATCCTGAGATCTCAGGTAATTTTTGATTTGGACCTTAATTTCGTTGAATTCTAGCGTGTTTACTTGATTAAAAGCCATTACGGTTTAAATGCGATTTCCAGATTATCCAATCTTGCGGGAATTCCCTCAATAAGGTAGTAAATTTCAATCGATAAATCGTTATTGTCTTCATCAAATTGAGTTACAACTTCATAGCAAGTCACTCTAGGTTCATATCTGTTGATAACATCCTGTACTCTTTCACTGATTTCTTCTTCTAATCCTGCTGTTGCGTTCTCAAAGAGTAGACCAACGATATTTCCACCGAAGGCTGGATCAAAAGGTTTCTCATAAAAATTGTATCTGACGATGTTTTTGACCGATTCTTTGATGGCTGCCTCGTTTGTCAGTGACAGAACATCGTCAGTCACGGCATTTTTATCAAAAGTAAGACTAAAGTCGCGGAACGACTTAGATACAAATGCCATTTTGATAGGTTAACCTTGATGTATTTATCAAGGTTTCCTAAACTATTCAGTCCATCGCTCAACAAAGTCGTCAAAACCGTTTTGACCACCGCAAGGACGACTTAAACGATCCTCTGGAATTGGATAAAGTTCTTCTTTTTGTTCAGTTTTGCGCGTTTTCTTCAAATATTTGTCGGAATCTACCTCTGTAATGAGTGTCATCCCTTCTTTGATGAAGTCTTCGCTTTTATCAACTGGAAAAAGTCCCATTTTTCTTCCGTAAAAAGTTTTCCAGAACTTTTTATGGGGTTGCTATCCCAAATTATTTATTTTCCTTGCCCACGGTAACGCTTTTTGCGTCCGTTACGAGCACTTGCACCCAGGTGAGTGTTCTTAGAGCGTCCTTGGCGGGTCTTTTTCGGTGCTCCCTTAATGTAGCCACCGCCTTTCATCATTGATTTTGCCATAATTAACCTGCAAATACGTTGTCTGAACCTTCTGCGACCGTAGTGCAACCACTGATCGCATCACCTATTCTACCACAACCTTTCCCATTTACAAATACCGTTGTGGATCCTGTTGTAATTGCAGCAGTATGGGAAGTGCAAGGGCTTCCTGGCACCAGATGGGGCGTATTAATATCACCTTGACGAGAAATGGGGATACCATTACAGAATACATTTTGAGATCCTTCAGCACGAGTGGGGGTGGAACAGTGACTTGTGTCGTTGTCACCGATTCTAGTTACGGCAGGCATTATTTTTTCTCCCTCTTCATGAGTTCATTTAAGTAAGTTCCATGTTGCATCATGTGCATATGATCCGTTAGTGTATGTGGAGGTTCGATGAATTTTGGTTTGAACTTGATCAGATGGTC